TTACTTCGTGGGGTTAACGATCTCACCGACGCGCCGATAGACCTTCTTCGTCATCTCCTCAGTGGAGTGGCCGAGCAGCCGACTTGCATGCGCAAGGTCTATCTCGCTGGCGGCTTTGGGGCGGATGTCCTTGAACTGGAACTGACGGATTAGTACAGCCAAGGCGAGATCGCCGTCGGCACCGGCCTTGATGGCCGCTTTCTCCCGTGCTTCATCCCAGCGGTTGCGTAGCATCTGCTGGCTCATCCGAAGGCCGGACGCGTTCGTGATAAGCGTTGAGGTCTTAATCCCGTTTAACGATCTGCGTTCGAGCAGGTTGTCTAGGAATAGACTAAGCGCTGATTGTTCGCCAGCATCGTCCAGGCGAATACGCAGAAGCTTGCCGCCCTTGCCTTGGCGTACCCCTACGAAGCCGTTGGCCAGATCGGTAGTTGCCACCTTCAGCACATCGGCAGGGCGCTGGCCGGTCAGGTAGGCAAGGTCCATGGCATCCTTTAGTTCCTGCACTGCCTCTCCATATACCGCATTCCAAACCACTTCGCCGGCATAGTAGTCCCGTGGTTTTTCCTTGTTTCGGCGTACGCCGAAGCAAGGGTTGGCATTGTTGGTCAGTCCCCACTCGCGCGCGATAGTGAACATGTGTGACAGCAGTGCGATCTCTCGGTTGGCCCTGACCTTGGCGGTTCTGGCATCTCGATACTGAGCAACCACTTGGGGGGTAATTGAGTCGAGCGGCGCGTCTTCAAATGCCTTCCGCAGCTGTTTCAGTTCCTTACGGTTATCCGACTGTGTACGAATTGATTTGGTTGGGATGATCTTCTTCTCGTACTTGTCGAACAGCGCACCCAGCAGATGATTGGGCTTTAGTGGTTCGCGGCGTTCCAGCCTAGCCCACTCGACCTTCGCCGCGTCCAGATCACTGCCCAGCGGTATTTCTTTTCGGTTGCCGTCGGCATCCCTGCCGTTGTAGTAGTAGGCCTGCCAAGTTTTACCGCTTTTTCGTTTGCGAGTGCGCCTGATCATCCGGGGGGGAAGGTCCCGGTTTTCTGTATTTTTATGGCGCATCGGTTAGCTCACACTGGCCAAATTTAGTGTCCAAATTTCAGCCACCGCGTTGGCGGGCGACGGCTTTACTCCAGCCAGTTTCATCCTTGCATATACGCGGCCGACGATTGGGCGCCTGGCTCCAGTTAGTACAAATTCCCAGTGATTTTGAGTCAGCCACTGAATCTGCTTCGACGGGATCTGATAACCGGTGATCTGCGCGAGCTCATCGTCGGCAAGAGTTTCGCTTGAGAGTGACATCGCGCTATTCGAGTTGATTGTCATGCTGCCGCCTCACTTGAGAAGGTCATAAAATGCAGTTGCTGCCACTGCCGGAACTTGGCCGTTTCCAAGGGCTTTAAGTCTGTCCATCCTATGGGCCACCCCATCAGCCACTCGACCCATTCCGGGTTCAGGTGCCCACCATCGTGCGCCATGACGGCATGATCCAGTCGGTCGTTCGACCGATTCGCTCCAGACTTTCGAGTGAGTGCATTTACCGAGGATCCTTTGGCCATACTTGCGACAGGCGTCGGCCACGTCCTCCTCGTTCGCTCGCTCTTTTTTGTCGAACGCGACAAGCCAAACTCTATATCGTTGGTGGGGGGCGCCGAGATCAGCTGCTCCCAACACACACCAGCGCGTGTCATACCCCATTTCGGTAAGCTCACTGACGACCAGTGCAAGTCCTCGTCCCACAAGCATCGGTGAGTTCTCCAGCGCGACGATCCCAGGTCGTACCTCACCGATAATTCTTGCCATTTGTGACCAGAGGGCGGAGCGGGGGCCCGAAATACCGATGCCGTTACCTGCGACGGAGATGTCTTGACAGGGGAAACCTCCCGATACCACGTCAACAAGGCCTCTCCACGGTCTTCCGTCAAAACTGCAAACGTCAGACCAAATCGGGAAAGCTGGGAGGGCTCCATCGTTTTGTCGTTGCGCCAAAACTTGTGCAGCGTAGGCATCACGCTCAACGGCGCAGATAGTGCGCCATCCCAGCAGGTGGCTGCCGAGTATCCCGCCACCAGCGCCTGCGAAAAGAGCCAGCTCATTCACATGGCCTCCTTTGTAGACGAGAAGCGTGGAAATAGGCATGCTCGATCTCTTTTGATGGCAGGAGGCCATGCAATATGAGTAGGCTTACTGTTTCGGCGAAGATGGGGCTGGCCAGCGTCTGGGTGGCATGGGGTTTTCTTACTGTGGGCGTTTTGGGTTGGAGTTTGTTCGTGGTGTTGAAGTATTTCGGCATCCAGGATGATGCTCCGGGCTGGGTGCAAGCTATAGGGTCTATAGGTGCTATTTTGGCTGCTGGCGCTGTCCCTGCTTGGCAGCGACGAATTGAAGCTAAGCGCAAAGATGCGGACCAGCTGCAGCAACAAATTGCTGATTGCTTTCAACTGAGACGCCTCATTCAAGAAATGAAACATTTGCTCAATAAAGGAGTTGACTCTGAGAACGTGTTTGGCTCGAAAGCTCCTCTTGTAGAGATCGGAGTGAGGGACATTCTTCAGCGTCTCAGTTCTTTGGAAATGGGACGCTCTGATAAAGTTTTGTTGAAGAGCACCTATGATGTTCGTCTTATAGCTCTCGATTTCTTGGGGATGATTAGTCCGCGCGATATGTGTGGCTTGGACCTTCGCTTTGATTTTGAATGTCAGCTGGAAGCCATCCATGAAGTACTTCATCCTTACATCCTTAGTTTGGAGAAAGCCTTCATGGAGATAGATGTCAATCGTTAAAGCTTGCGCATACTCCAATATAGGCTGCGCCAGCCGGCGTTCCTGAGCGTTTAGCGCTGCATCAGCGAGCGCTGTCCCGCGCAGTTTTTCGTGGGCTATAAGTGCCTCGGCAGTTGCGTTAAAAGAGGTGCTATCGCCTGCTGCTTTTAGTTTGCCGACAGCCGCTGGAGTGAGGAGCAAAGCGGGTAGGGCTCTAATGTTGTCCTGGTGGTTCTTCATCCCGCTTTCCTCCGGCGTTCAATAGCGAGTCGGTCCATAAGCGCAGCCATGCTCTGTGCCTTGTCACGTAAGGCAAGTGTTTGCGTTGCCTGGCTCTCGGATCTCACTGCTCGAAAAGTGTCTGCAGCAAGCTTGAGCTTTTCGGCGATAGCCAGCAGAGTGAGTCGATCTTGTGGTTGAAGATCCAAGATAAGTTGCAGGCGCCGGCATCGTTCGGTGACTTGCTCAAGTTCGGTAGCGCCTGCTGACTCGCCTTGGTCCACCCCTTCCATAAAGCCCTGAGCGTGGCCATCCTCATAGCCCTCAGCTCGACCATCCGTTAAACCGCCCTTGTAGCCGACCCAGTAGAGGATCCCAAGCGCGATAACGATGCTGATCAGTGCGTATATTTGAATTGCAGTCATGTGGTGTGCTCCTGGTGTTGTTGGCTGGTGGTGGCAGCCGTTGGGGGTTACTGGCCTTGCTCGGTCAATTCGGTTTCTGGACGCGGCATGTCTTCATCTGCTCGGTAAGCGCGGATGTCGATTAGGGCGGCTACGTGTTTGATGTGGGCGTACCTCAATGCCTTGGCGCTGTGGTCCAGAGTGGTCACCGGCAGCTGAATACGGCCGCTGTTGATCGCCTCTGTGAATGTCTTTTCATTGAGGTTCTTGAAGTAGTGCACGCGCAGCTTCTCCAGAGGGATAAGCACGTCGCCGAAGAGTTGATGCAGCATCTCGACGGTCGCGCTATCCGGTGCGGGTTGCAGCCGCAGTGGTGTTTGACTGGTATTGCTCATGGGGCGCGGCCTCCTTACGGTTGAGTCGTGATGGATGGCTCCAGGCATTCATGCAATGGCGCTTAGTCAGCTCCCGCAGATGCTCCGGCACTTCGAGGAGCGCGGAGTTGCGCTCCTCGCGTGTGCGCATGGCGACGATTTGACGGGCGTACTCCCTAGGCCGCGTCACGGGTGTCTGCCGGGATGGCTTGCAGTTCGAGACCCAATTGCTCGGCCAGCCAGGGCATACCGGCTTGTCGAACCTTGGTCGATTGGCTGTACTGCATGCCGGCGGTCTCGTGGTACCAGTTGCCGTTCTTGATCCGCAGGTACTCACGGTCACGGACGGGGAAGGCCGGCAAGTTGCGGTCGTTGAGCAAGCCCTTTTCACACATGAGTGCGATCAGCTTTGGGCGGGTGAGGCCGAAGTACCTGGCGGCTTTTTCTAGGCTACGTTCCATCACGGCCCCCTAGGCTGCATGCGCGGCAGGTGTAGCTGCGGCGGCCAAGTGGTTGATGGATTCGACGACCATGCCGTACAGCTCGACGTCTGTCCCATATATCGTGAAGCACTTGGTGCGCGGCGACTTCACACCGATGCCCATGATGGTGGTAATGCCGGAGCGGGTTTTGTTGCGGTGAACAGCTAGGTAAATGGGCTGCTCGAAGCCCAGGTCGAGACTGATCGCGCCGCCGGTGCGTACCAGCTCGAACACTTGTTGCTTGTGTTCAACATCAAACGTGCCGTAGCGACGGTTTGCGTGGAGAGCTGGTAGTGATTCGGGCGCTGTGCTGGGGTCGACCGGGCCGTTGGCAATTTCTTCAATGAAGTCGGCCAGTTTGAGGTGCATTTTTTTGCTGTTGGTCAGGGTCAGCGTGTGGCGTTCGGTGCCCAGCTCAACGGTGAAGTGCGTGTCTGTTTTGCTGCGTTCGACTTTCAAGCGGAATGCCAGCACATCGCGACATGGTGTGGTGCGCAACGTGTGGTTGAAAGTCTCGCTGAGATTTACCTGGGCGTGGAGCAGGGCAAGGGTACGGTTGTCGAGTTTGAACTTGCTCATGCTGCGTGCCCTCCGCCATTAGGATCGAAGGGTGAGGGCGCGGTGCGCTGTTTCGCCTTGGGTTTGGACACGATGAAGGTGCAGCCGCAATCTTGCGCCAGGCGGCGAATTTCGAAGATGCGGAGGGGATTAGCAGCGGCCGGGTGGACGTGCAAAGTGGCTGTGGTGTGCATGGTGTTGCCTCGCTCTGTGGTGGAAGAGTGAAGCGAATATCAACTATTGGTTGCGATATGTCAACCATTGGTTGATGTGTGGCGTTTGGCTATCCTTGTATAGCCCTTTCTGCTACTGAGTGATATGGTCGAAAATTGATTGCTCATTTGCCGGATTAATTCTAGCCGACTGTAAAATCGAGATATTAGAGGGATTTAATAATTGAAACTTAAAAATGCTATTTTGGACATTCCGCAAGATAATATCTTCCAGAATGACAAGTTGAATCGACGTGATAGTGTTGTAAATCTCACTCGGCTACTGGAAAATGTTTCATCGCCTATTGTGCTCTCTGTGAATGCCCCATGGGGGGCAGGTAAAACAACTTATCTAAAAATGCTTCATGCAAATTTAAATGCTTCAAGCTGCAAGTCAGTTTACTTTAGCGCATGGGAAACTGACTTTGCTGTGGATCCTTTGTTGGCATTTCTTGGTGAGATGAACTCGGGGCTGTCAGGTTTTTTAAAGGGTGATTCTAAAAAGAGTAAAGCCTGGGCCAAGGCAAAGGAGGCGGGTGCTCATATTCTGAGAAGAGGAATCCCTGTTGGGGTAAAAATCGCGACTGCTGGGTTGTTAGATGCCGATAAGCTTCTAGAGGATGAGGCCGCAAAGTTTACGGAGGCTCTTTCAAAAGATGTTATAGGGGCTTACTCAAATAACAAGAAGGCTATTGCCGAATTCAAAAAGAATGTTGCTGAGGTTTTAAAAGGTGGTGATGGGGAAGCAGAGAAACTTTATGTGTTTGTAGATGAGCTTGATCGGTGTAGGCCAACTTATGCAATCGAGTTGTTAGAGCGAATTAAGCATTTATTGGATATTGAGGGGTTGGTGTTTGTTTTGGCGCTCGATAAAGTCCAGCTAGCCCATAGTGTCAGAGCTGTTTACGGCGCTGAATTTGATGCTTTGGGGTATCTAAAACGCTTTATTGATGTTGAGTTTACTTTACCTTCTGTAGGTGTGAATTTTTTCATTAAGCATTTATTCGCTCATCTTGAACTGGATAATTATTTTGCAACGAGAAATACTGGTGATACTGTCTACGATAAAGAGCATTTGCTGAATACTTTGAATATGGTGGGGCGGCAGATGTCGCTCAGGGGTGTTGAACAGTTGCTTTCCAAGATTAAATTGATTTCGTTGACTGTGCCAAGTAATCAATATTTTTATCCTGAGTTTGTGGTTTTCTTGCTATATGTTAAAGATAATTACTCGACTGTTTACGCTAACTTCTCTAAGTTGGGAGTTGGTGGTGATGAGATTTTAGCCGTCTTAGAGGTTGTGCTTTCTGGCGAGGACGATCAAGCTATTTGGACGAGGCAATACGTAGAGGCGCTGATTATTTCAGGAAAATCGCGTTCTGCTAAGGCTTGGGCTGATAGTAAAATTGCTAACCTCAAAGAGGTAGCAGGTCATATGGAAGTTCCAGATATAAAGGTGAGGCACGCCACTAGAGTCTTAGAGTTGGTTCAGCATCATGGTAGGTATGGTAATAGTGTTTCACTGGAGAATATTTTGAATCGTATAGACATGCTCTCTAACTTTGTATTTGACTGATCAATTTTGCGGGATAGCTTGCCTACTTGATCATTCAGGGATGAATGAACCTACAACCTTTCCACAGATGTGCGTTTCCTCCGTAATATCAATGACTGGATATTGCGGATTTATAGGCCTTAAATATTGGCGCCCAGCATCCTCAACGAGTATTTTGAATGTGGCTTCGTTGGTGCGTGGAACCCTCGCAATAACGCGGTCACCTGTCTTGGCTTCTGCTTCGGGGTCTACAAATATTATGCATCCGGTAGGGTAGCTGCGGCCTGGTCCAGGATTTGTCATTGAATCCCCTAATACTTTCAGTGCATAGCCGCTTCGACTGATAGGCACAGGACAGGATAGCCATGACTCACCGTCGTGCTGATCAAAATTTGCTTCACACCATGCCCCTGCTTGAACCCATGAGATCAACGGCACTTTTCCAAAGCGCCGCGTCACCTCGCTGACGTTACCCTCGTTCCTCATGCCAAACTGGTGGACGTTACTGTCTCCCGTTTGCTCTTTGGGCAGTACGCCATATTCGAGCCACTCCCTCCGCACCTTTAGCCACGAACACAGTACAACCATGCTGTCAGCCTCAGCTATGGCATCGCCATTTAGCCACTTGCTGACCGCCTGAGTGCTTTTGGTCACGCCGGCGGCTTTCAGATGATTATGAATATCCACACCACGGCCCCGGGTGCGTACACCGGCATCGTCGAGTGCTTCGTGAAGGCGCGCCGAAAAAGCTGCCCGTAACTCGTTCTTATCAACCATGAGTTGATACTCTCACAGGGCTTGCGCAATAGTCAGTTGATGTTAATATCAACCGCGAGTTGATAAATGGAGGCTGCCATGTTGGACCCCGCAGATTTTCCGAACGCCATCGCGTTTGCATTTGAAGCAGTAGGCGGCATTGGTGCCGCCGCCAAGGTGTGTGAAAGGAGCTATCAGGCGCTCAATAAATGGCGCTTGGCTGCCAGTCTTCCCCGTACCGATTACACCGGTGAAACCCAATACGCCGCGCTTTTGGCGACCGCTGCAAAGCAGAAGGGCAACGCGTTTGATGCTGCTTGGTTGCTCACCGCGTCGGCCCCGCAGAAAGCTGCAGCATAGATAGAAAAAAGGCGACCCAAGGGCCGCCCAGTTCCTCCCGGCACACACCACCACAGTGCTGTCGGGTCGTGACGAAGGTAGGAGGGCACACCACATGCAAACCACCTCCCTTTATCGCGCTGCCAAGACACGGATGTCTTGGGTTGCTGCCTTTTCCACCACAGATTAGGCAGCTGTTGCGCCAGAGGTGAGCAACGGATTGTTCGCCTCGGCACGGTGCCGGTGTCGATCCCTAAGATCTGGCCGGCGTTTGGGCCCTTTCAAGCCACGCGGCAAATGTAACACCACTACATGTCGCGGGGCACTGGCAACTTAGTAGGATTAATGCCATGAGCCGAGTAGCTTTAAGCTGTGTTGATCGAGCGCAAAGAGAAGTACTGACGCTCGAATTATCCCTGTACCACGCCGCACGGGACTATCCCGGTGGTGCCGCTGCAATCGCCGCCACCACCGGTCGAAATGCCACCACGCTGCAGCACAAGTTATCTCCCACCCATCCCTCGCACACCGTCAACATCCAGGAGTTCGGCGAGATCCTAGAACTGACCAAGGACCGTCGCATTCTCGATGCGGTGCACGCCCTTGTCGGCGACACGATCTGGCAGGAGCTGGCTGAGGCGTACACCAACGACATGCCAGAGACCCTGACTACGGGTATCGCCATGTTTTTCCGGCAGGTTGCCGATTTGTCCGAAACCTGGGCCAAGCACATTGGCGACGGCAAGGTCGATGACCACGAGTTGGCCGAGATACGTCAGTTGGTGTTTCGTGGCATTCAGGGGTTGTTGGGCATGTACAACCGCGCCCGCTACGTCAACCAGACGACTTGTGGGGTGGAACGTGGCTGATATCGCTGATTTCGCAAATGACCTGGTGCAAGAGCGGATCGATCAGGCCGTCGCTGCACGCCTGGCGCTGATGTCCAACACGGCTCAGCATTCGCTGATGTTCTGTGACGAATGCGATAGCCCCATCCCCGAAGCTCGTCGTTTGGCACAGCCCGGTTGCACGCTCTGTATTGAGTGCAAGACTGTCGATGATCAGAGGGCTGCCCGTTATGCTCGATGATGTGATCAATCAGTTCGCGGACTATGGTCTTGAGCCCGCTCAACCCTTGGTATTTGGCAAGCTTACCCGCTGCAAAACCACCCAGGATAAAGGCAAAGAAAAAAACGGCTGGTACGTCATCCACGAACACCGCACCGAAAAAAACGAGACGCTGATCTTCGGCAGCTTCGGTGACTGGCGTTCTGGCGATACCCAAAAGATCAAGGTCAAGCCCGGACGCATGAGCCCCGAGGAGCGCGAAGTCATGCGCGCTCGCCAGGAAGATGCCAAGCGTAAGGCCGCCGAGATCGCGGCCAACGCATCACGCCGAGCGGCTAATCGTGCTGCCGGCCTGTTTAAGCGAATGCCCGAAAAGGGCAAAAGCGCCTATCTGGATCGAAAGCAGATCGTTGGCTTTAAGGTTCGCTATGCGCCACGTACTGGCGCTTTTTTGGTGCCCATGTGCAACGTGCGCGATCAGATCGTCGGCTTGCAGGTGATCTTCCCGACCAAGCAAGAAGACACTGGTCGGGATAAGCAGTACTGGCCGCCCGGTATGTCAAAAGAGGGCGCTTTCCACCTGATCGGCCCCCATCCAGAGCCCGGCGAACCGGTGCTGGTGTGTGAGGGCTACGCTACAGGCGCAAGTCTGCACATGGCGACTTCGCTCACTGTTGCTATCGCCTTCGACGCGGGCAACTTACTGCCGGTCTCGAAGGCCATGCGCGAGCGCTTCCCCGGCTGCCCGCTGATCATCTGTCGCGATGACGACTGGAAAACCAAGCGCCCCAACGGTGACCCTTGGAATCCTGGCGAAGAGAAAGCCAGCAACGCCGCGCTGGTCGTGGGTGGTCAGGTGGTTGCGCCGGTTTTCTCCGGTGACCGCGAGATTAAGTGGACCGACTTCAACGACCTTCACGTCGCCGAGGGGTTGGAGACCGTGCGCCGCCAGGTGCTCGCGGTGGTCAAGCCTCCTGCAGCTGGAGGCTGGAAGGACCAACTGGCTCGCACCGAAAATGGCTCCCTGATCGCGCACATGCAAAACGTCGAGCTGATCCTGGGCAATGACGAACGCTGGGCCGGTGTCATCGGCTACAGCGTATTCAGCTCCAAGATCGTCAAGCTGCGGTCTGCACCTTTCGGCGGCGGTGCTGGCGACTGGGCCGACATTGACGACATGCGAGTGATGAAGTGGCTCGCGCAGCAATACAACCTGCGGGTCAAAGCGTCCCATGTGATCGAGGCGGTCAGTGTGGTTGCCCACGACCACGCCTTCCACCCGGTGCGTGAGTACCTGGAGAGGTTGGAATGGGATCGCGTGCCACGCGTTGAAACCTGGTTGACCGACGTGCTGGGCGTCCAGGCCAGCGAGTACTCGGCCAAGGTCGGTAAGCGCTGGCTCATCTCGGCGGTCGCCCGTGTGATGCGCCCAGGCTGCAAGGCAGACTCGGTGATGATCCTCGAAGGCGGGCAGGGTGCCGGTAAGTCTACGGCCATGGGAGTGCTCGGTGGCGAGTGGTTCATGGACACACCCTTTGCCCTCGGCGACAAGGACAGCTTCCAGGCGATTCGCGGCAAGTGGATTGTCGAACTGGGTGAACTGGACAGCTTCAACAAGGCGGAAAGCACCAAGGCCAAACAGTTCTTCTCTGCCTCCACCGACACCTACCGAGAGAGCTACGGCCGCAGAACGAATGACGTGCCACGCCAGTGTGTTTTCGTGGGCACCACTAACCAAGAGGAGTACCTCAAGGACGCCACGGGCAACCGCCGTTACTGGCCGGTGTTTTGCAACAAGGTCGATCTGGAGCAACTGCGCGAGATCCGCGATCAGCTGTGGGCCGAGGCGCTGTTCTGCTTTGAAGCGGGCGATATCTGGTGGGTGAATAAGGACGAATCCAAGATGTTCGCCGAGGCTCAAGACGAGCGCTTTGTGGTGGATGAATGGGAAGGGCCGATCCTGGCTTGGATGGAAGAGTCGCAGATCGGCGAAACCGCCACCGGCAACGAGATCCTGACCCAGGCGCTGAAGCTGGACTTCGGACATTGGGGCAAGCCCGAGCAGATGCGGGTCGGGGCGATCATGCACCGGCTGGGCTGGCGTAAGCGGCGTATGCCTGCTCTGCCAAAAAGCGGTGTGCGGCCGTGGGCTTATGAAAAGCCTGCGGGTTGGGGGCGTGTGTCTGCGTTGCAGCAGGCGGTGATCGAGGAGCCTTGCTTTGATTAAGCGAATCGATGCGATGCTCAAACTGTGGGCGCAGGATCTGCATTCGCCTGTGCCAGACGGTGCTGGCGGACCGAGTGGCGGCAACATGATCGCCATGTTGATGGAGTGCAAAGGTGAGTTGATACGCGGCACACGTGGTAGTCGGGTGTTGCTGGATGAGTCGGCCGACATAGAGCTGATCGTCAGGAAACACCTGCCGCCTCGTCTTGCCCTGGTAGTGTGGGAGCAATACTGCAACCACGAAAGCTTTCTCTCGCAGAAGCTGTTGCACTGTGCCTGCAGTTCGAGGACCTATTACATGCGGTTGCATGACGCGCATGTGTTCATCCAGGGGATGCTGATGGGAAAAGCTGCATGACCCTTTGCGTCACTCCTCGTGCCACTGTCCTACTACCCCACCTTGTCCGACTCGCATTTAGTGCAGTTGGACAGGTGCAGGCCGCGCCGTTACTGGGCTGTCCTACTGTCCAACCTTCACCCGCCTCACGCACACATGAGCATAGCGGGGACGTAGTCGCGCCCATGGCGCGCAAGCGTGCTTTTAGCTTTCTCTCTATACACAAGAGAAAAGTAAAAAAGGTAGGACAGTAGGGCAGGGCCCTGAATTCAGGGACCTGTAGCTGTCTTACTTCGATTCAGAATAGTGGGACAGGTAAGACAGGGCACCTGAAGCGATAACCGATTGAGTGCGTTGTACCTGCTTTACACCCGCGTCCTACCTGTATTGCACCCGTATTGCGCTATGGCATTAAAACCCGCTTGCTGCCAGTAAAATCCACCTGTAAAAAGTACCCATCTTCGATAGGTGCGACCGCAAGCAGCGGGACACACCACCACACTGAACCCGGCCATTGCGCCGGGTTTTTGCGTTTATGGGGTAGGGCGATGACGAACGAGCAGCAAGCGCTTATTGATATGCCGATCTGGATGGTGATCGTACTTTCCCTGGTCGGCGGCATATCCGGCGAGGCATGGCGAGCCGACAAAGCGGGGGTAAGCGGCTGGTCCTTGATTCGCCGCTTGCTCCTTCGATCCGGGGCCTGCGTGGTCTGCGGGCTTTCCACCATGATGTTGCTGCACGCTTCGGGCATGTCGGTCCTGGCGGCAGGCAGCATCGGGTGCCTCACCGCGATGGCCGGCGCCGACGTCGCCATCGGGCTGTATGAGCGCTGGGCCGCTAAGCGGTTGGGCGTGTGCGATGTGCCGCCGTCGGGCAGCGGTCAGGCATGATGCCCTGGAGGCCACGAAATACGTGGTCTGTAGCGGCACGCTTCAAAATGGTGCGCCGAAAAGTCCTCGGGGACCCTGGCGGCATTCGAGGGACACGGGGCATGAAACCCGCGGGAAAGCGTTAGCGAACAGTTCACCAGCTTAGTGAACTGAGGTGAACAGGTGAACTACCCCGGATTCATTGGGTGAACAGGACATTCCATCATGACCATAATCAGCAAAACGGAGTTTGCGGCGCGACGTGGTTGGGCCAAATCGTATGTTTCTAAATTGGCTAATCAGGATCGGCTGGTGCTGACTCACGACGGCAAAGTCGACCTAGAAGCCACCGAGGCTTTGCTCGCTGACTCTGCTGATCCGAGTAAAGCCGCTGTCGCGGACCGCCATAACCGGCTTCGCCTTCAAAGGGAGGCTCAAAACGCCGCCGAAGAACCTGCGGTGCCGCAAGTTGGGCAGGCGGCAGACTTTCAAAAGTCTCGTGCGCTGCGTGAGCATTACCTGGCACTGCAGGAGCAAGCCAACTTTCACAAACAGCAGGGTTCTCTGGTCGAGCGCGAAGCTGTTGAAACCGGTGCTTACAACGCCGGACGTCTTTTGCGGGATCAGCTCCTAGGAATGTCTCCACAGCTCGCGCCTGAGCTGGCAGCGATGACTGATCCATGGCAAATCGAGAGGCACTTAACGGCGGCGATCCGCCGCTCTTTAGAGGACGCTGAACGTATGTCTTCATCCGACCTTGAACATGCACTGAACACGAGTTAAGCCCATGCATACGCAAATGCCTGATGGTGAAGAGGTTTACCGTGAAGCATATTTCCGTGGGCTAAAACCTGATCCGGATGTCTGGATTGATCAGTGGGCTGATGAGTATATGCGGATCCCGCGTGATACCGGGGCTGCTGAGCCAGGCCAGTATCGCACCTCACGGACACCCTACGCTCGTGAACCCATGCGGTGCCTTTCGCCGGCGCATCCCTGCAAGCGTGTGATCACTATGGTCGCATCGCAACTGATGAAAACGCAGATTGGCCTGAATTGGATCGGAGGCCTGATTCATATGGCTCCGTCGAATATCCTCGCGCTGTTGCCTAGTCTGGGCCTGGCAAAACGGGTGTCCTCCAGAATCAACAAAACCATCAAAGCCACACCTGTGTTGCGTAAGCGTGTCGCTTCCACCAGGTCGCGAGATGCACGCAATACCATGGACACCAAGGAGTTCGAGGGCGGCTCACTTTATGTAACCACTGCGGGATCTGCAGCCAACCTTTCAGAGCTGTCGGCGCGTTATATCTATGGCGATGAGATCGACCGGTGGGAAGTTGACGTAGGCGAAGAGGGCGATCCTATCGAGTTGGCAGAAACGCGGGGCAGCACGTTCGGCCGCAACGCCAAGTTCTATTTCTCCAGTTCGCCGACAATCAAGGGCGCTTCGCGTATCAACGACCTGTTCGAGTCCAGCGACCAGCGGTATTACTACGTTCCATGCCCATACTGCGGTCACATGCAAGTACTTGAATGGGAAAACCTTCTCTATTCTGCAGATTTTAGTGTGGTGCATTACAAGTGCGCAGCGTCCGGGATGGACTGTGACGTGCTGATTGAAGAACACTTCAAGGGTCAAATGTTGGCCCAGGGTGAGTGGCGTTCTCAGGCACAAGGCGATGGCGAGACGGTCGGCTTTCATCTGAATGCGCTGTATTCCCCTCCTGGTTGGATGGACTGGCGCACACTCGCCAGGCAGTTCGAAAAGGCCAAAAAAGCTCAGGCAAAGGGCGACCTGGAACCTATGCAGGTGTTCTACAACACTCGTCTAGCGAAGGTTTGGGACAGCGCACAAGAGCAGACCAAGGCATCGGTGCTGATCGAGCGCGCACGGCGGGAGGGGTTCTCCCTTGGTGCGATACCCGCCGCCGTGATGATGATCACCGGTGCTGTCGATGTGCAGGCCGACCGCCTGGAGTTCATGGCAATGGGCTGGGGCGTCGGCATGGAGCGCTGGGTCATCGACCACCGTGTGATCGCGGGTGACCCTTCGGACGAACGCACCTGGGCGGTGCTGGATGAACTGCTGAAAGAGCGGTACCGGCATCCGTGCGGTGTCGGCCTGGGCATTCTTGCGGTTGCCGTCGACTCGGGTGGTCACCACACCGACGAGGTCTACCAGTTCTGCCGCGTACGACGCTGGCGCAACATCTTCGCCATCAAGGGCGCGAGCAAGCCCGGTAAGCCGGTGATCGCTCAGCGGCCGTCCATGGTGGATGTGACCTGGAAGGGCCAGACCGAACGCGGCGGCGCCGAGCTGTGGTTTGTCGGTACCGACACTGCAAAGGACTGGATCTACAACCGCTACCAATTCGAGTCCGGCCCGGGCGCACTGCACTTTGCCAACGACCTACCGGACGAGTTCTTCGCCCAGTGTGTGGCCGAGCGCAAGGTCGCCAAGTACGTGCGGGGCCACAAGCGTATCGAGTGGATCAAGGGCAAAGCCGAGCGTAACGAAGCGCTCGACCTGATGGTGTACTGCCTGGCAATGGCGCATTACCTCGGCATCAATCGGTACCAGGAACACGACTGGGAACGGGTGCGCAATTCGCTGGCTCAGGCCGGTCTGTTCGATGAAAAAGTGATTGCAGCTGAACGTGTGACGGTTGTCGAGCAGGTTCCCGCGACGCCGCATCAGGCGCCGCAACCTGTTGCCCCGGTCGCCCAACCGCGACCCGCTGCACCCCCACAACGCCGCAGCTCCACCAGCGGTTACCTGAAGAGACGCTGATATGTCGTTTACTCCGAAGCACCTCGAAGCCATCGAGCGCGCCATCGCACGCGGTGAAAAGACCGTGCGCTACAGCGACCGCACGGTGGAATACCGTTCCATCGACGAACTGCTCAAGGCCCGCGACGAGATCCGTACGTCGCTGACCAACGCCGCCGGGCCCCGCTCTCGCGTGGTTCGGCTCATGCATGGAGGCAAAGGACTCTAATGGCACGACACTATCCGACGCTGACCCGTAATGGATTCTTGCTGCCGTCGAACATCAAGGCCAGTTACGAAGGCGCGGGTGAGGGCCGACGCTCGGTCAGTTGGGAAGCCACCGACAACGGCATCAACAGCATCAACACCCCGGCCCTGCGTAACCTGCGGGCGCGTTCACGGGCGGCGGTGCGCAATGACCCGTACGCTTTCAATGTCATCGACAAGCGCGTCAGCAACCTGATCGGCACCGGTATCACGCCCAGGCCGACCACGGATGACGCGGAGCTGCGCAAACTCCAACAGCAGTTGTGGGACGACTGGGTTGACGAAGCGGACGCTGACGAGCTGACCGACTTCTACGGCATGCAGGCCCTGGTGGCGCGCACGGTTGAAACGGCCGGTGAGTGCTTTGTACGGTTGCGGCCGCGCAGCCTGAGTGAGGGGTTGGCGGTGCCGCTACAACTGCAGGCGCTGGCACCTGAGTTTGTCCCCCATGACAAGTTCGAGACGGCCAAAAACGGCAACGTTATCCGCGCCGGGATCGAGTTCAATCCGGCCGGCAAACGTGTGGCGTACTGGATGTACTTGTCGCACCCTCGCGATTCGTCGTCCTTAAACGTCGGCTACAACCAGCTGGTGCGCGTGCCGGCGACGCAGGTGCTGCATATCTTCGAACCGATGGAGCCAGGGCAGCTGCGCGGTGTCCCACGCTTGGCCCCGGTGTTGAAACGCTTGCGAAGTCTGGACAACTACGATGACGCGGTGTTGTTCCGCCAGGAAGTGGCGAACCTATTTGCCGGCTTCATCAAGCGTCCTGCACCAGAGGCCGGGCCGCAAGCGCGCAACCCGATGACCGGGGAGCTGCTGGTGACCGACCGCGACGGCTTCACGCCGATGGTCGCCCTAGAACCCGGCACCATGCAGGAGCTGGGGCCAGGTGAAGAGGTGGAGTTCTCCAAGCCACCGGACGCTGGCAACAACTACCCTGACTTCATGCGTCAGCAACTGATGGCTGCGGCGGCGGGTTCGGGCACGCCGTACGAGATCCTTACCGGCGATATGCGAGAGGTCAACGACCGGGCGCTGCGGGTGGTACTCAACGAGTTCCGGCGCCGCCTGGAGCAGCTGCAGTTCGGCGTGTATGTGCATCAACTGTGTCGCCCGGTGCGTGCCGCCTGGATGGACATGGCGGTGCTGTCCGGTGCCCTGGTGCTGGAGGACTACGCGCAACGTCGGCGCGAATACCTGCGCACACGCTGGGTGCCACAAGGCTGGGCCTACATTCAGCCGGTGCAGGACGTGCAGGCGCGGCGGATGGAAGTGCAGGCAGGCTTCGGTTCCCGCAGCGAGATGTGTCTGCGCAACGGCTACGACGCGGAAACCATCGACGCGGAAAACGCGGCCGACCTCGCCAGGTCCACGGAACTGGGCCTCAACTACACCACGCTTGATGCCATTGAGCCGATTGATGACAAGGAACAACCATGAGTAAAAAAGCGATCCCGCGCATTTATGACAAGGCTGGCAAGCAGGTAAAAGTCGCGGATAAAAGTTGGTACACCTTCCAGGCCAGCGGCGAAGCCGAGCAACAGACCATTGAGGTCTTTGTATACGGCGAGATCGGCACTTGGGGTGTCAGCGCTAATCAGTTTGTTCAGGACCTGCGGGCTATGGATGACGGCGCTTCCCCGGTCGTTGTGGCGTTCAACAGCATCGGTGGCGACCTGTTCGACGGCCTGGCTATTCACAACGCACTGTCGCGCTTGGGCGAACGCTGTACCGGGCGCATTGATGCGCTGGCGGCCAGCGCGGCCAGTGTTGCCGTGTGTGGCGCTCACCGGGTGGTCATCGCGGCCAATGCCATGCTGATGATCCACAACCCTTACACCTTTACCGGCGGTGATGCCGAGGACTTCCGGCGTGTCGCCGACGTGCTGGACCAGACGCTGGAAGCGATTATTGCGGCCTACAAGTCCAAAGCGCCGGACATCGACGAGGCCGAGCTGCGGCGCATGGTCAACGCCGAAACCTGGCTGACGGCCAACGAAGCAGTGGCCCTGGGCTTGGCCGATGAAGTGGGCGACGGGCTGAAGGTGAAAGCCTGCCTCGGTCAGGGCAGCGTGTTGCAGCGCTTCCAGAATGCCCCGGCAGAATTGCTTGCCCAGTTGGACGAAGAGCCGAATGTCGAGCCGACTGATCCTGTAAACCCTGCGGATCCAGCACCCGTATTGGACGCTGCCGGATTGGCGTTGATGGTTACCAAGGGGTGTGCGGCGGCAGGCATCAGCAACCTGGTGGACCCAATACTTGCTTCGACGAAGCTGGAAAGCGAAGCGGTAGTCACTGCGGCGCTGACCAAGGCAAAAGCGCTGCACGGCTTGTGTGTCGCGGCACGATTGCCGGAACTGACCGGTGAGTTCCTGGCCGCAGGCTTGGATGAAGCAGCTGTCAGGGCGCGCCTGTTCGACAAGCTGGTAAGCAGCGGCGGCGGTTTTGAAATCAACAACAGTCTGCCGCTCGACAATGATCCGGCACCCACTATCAAGGCCAAACAGGTCGATACCCAATCAATCTGGGCTAGCCGTCAGGCGGCGCAGAACGGAACCTCGAAAGGAGTGAGAGCATGAAAACTGAATCGATGCACGCGGGCGAGTTTTTGCTGTCAGAAGGCCCCGGCACAATTTCCCGCGAGGCAATCAACGTCGCCGCCGGGCAGGCGTTGGAGCCGGGCCAGATCCTTGGGCTGGTGACTGCTACGGGCGAGTTTGCACCCTATCAGCCGACAGCTGAGGATGGCTCTGAAAACGCCATCGCGATCCTCTACGGCCCGCTGGGGCAGTCTGATGTGGTCCGTCGCGGCCGCGCCATCGTGCGTCAGGCCGAAGTCAGCGAAGCTCATTTGACCGGGCTTGACCCAGCCGCTGAAAAGGCCCTGGCCGCCCATTTCGTGATCATCCGTTAAGACGCTCATCTCATTTATCCATCCCGCCGAGTGCGGGATTTTTCGTTTCTGGAGAGTACCCCATGGCCGATATCGCCATTTTTGAAGACGATGCATTCAGCGTCTCCTCGCTGACCGCTGCAATCAATGAGCAGGAATACCTGCCGGGCCGCATCAGCAGCCTTGGCCTGTTCCGCGAAGAGGGCATCAGCACGCTGACCGTGCAGATCGAGAAGGACGGCGACACCCTGGCTCTGGTGCCGGCGGGTGAGCGTGGTACCTCTGGCTTGGTGGTCGGCGCGACCAAGCGCACTTTGATTCCGTTCAACACCGTTCACCTGCCGGAACGCTTCACCATCAAGGCTGATGAAATTCAGGGCATCCGCGCCTTCGGCTCTCTCACTGAGTTGCAGGCTGTGCAGGACGTGGTTAACAAACGTCTGGGCAAGGCGCGACGCCAGTTGGATGCCACCCACGAATTTCAACGCATGGGTGCATTGAACGGCTTGGTGCTGGACGCGGATGGCAAGACGGTACTGTTGGACACCTATGACCGTTTCGGTGTGAAGCGACAGAAGCTTTCCATGGAACTAGGCAACCCGGCCACTAAAGTCCGTGTTAAGTGTGGCGAAGCCTTGGATATGCAGGAAGAAGCGCTGGGCAGTGTCACTACTACAGGCTCCCGTGCCTTCTGCGGCAAAAACTTCTGGAACAAACTACTCGACCACGAATCGATCAAAACGACCTACCTCAACACCATGCAGGCCGCATCACTGCGTGGCGATGCCCGTGAAGCCTTCGAGTTCGGTGGGATCGTCTGGGAGCGCTATCGCGGCAAGGTTGCCGGCGTTGCATTCGTCCACGACGACAAGGCGCTGCTGGTTCCCGAGGGCGTCCCGGATCTGTACATCTCGTCCTTTGCGCCGGCCGACTACATGGAAACGGTCAACACCCAAGGCATTCCGTACTACAGCAAGATCGAGCCGCTGCCATTCAACAAAGGTGTGGCCGGTGAAGCGCAGTCCAACCCGCTGCACCTGTGCACGCGACCTCGGGCGCAGATCCTGCTGGAGATGTGATCGTGGCCTTCCGCGATCTGATTGACGACATCGACGAAGTGGTCTTTGCAACCCTGGGCGATAGCGCACGGATCGAGGGCCGCGAAGAGCCGGTGCTTGGTATGTTTGCCGCGCCCTGGTTGCAGCCGAAGCTCGGCAAGCTCAATACCGGCTTGCGTGAGCCTCGGTTTGAGATCCGCGTCAGTGATTCGGAGGGCCTAAAACGCGGGCTTTTGGTCAGCGTCGACTTGCCCGCCCTGGATGGCGGCGGCGATTACGACTTGCTGCAGCTGGAGCCGAGCGGCGACGGTCTGGTCGCCTTGATTCTGAGGTTGCGCCCATGAGCATCGGTAGCTACGTCAAACCCTCGGCCAGCGGCGGGATGATTTCTATCCAGTCGTCAGCCGCGGACCTGCAGGCGTTTCAGGACTTCGCCAAGCTGGTGCCCAAGGCAGCTGCTGCGGCCCACCGACGCGCGATCAACAAGACGTTGGGCTGGTTGCGCACGCACATTGCCCGTGCAGTCAGCAGGCAGGAGCGCATTGCTGTCGCGGCAGTGCGTCAGCGGTTGCGCAGCTATCCGGTGTCAGGCGGGGCATCGAGCGGCAAGCTGTGGTTCGGCTTGAATGCCATCGAGTCCAGCCGGATTGGCCGGGCGCGGCAAACTGGCAGCGGTGTTTCGGTTGCGGGGCGGCGCTATCAAGGCGCGTTTCTCAAGAAGGTCTACGGCAACAAGCCAGACATTTGGATTCGCACTGCGAGCAAGCACTTTAATGCTGATGATTATCCAGATAGCACGGTGTCACCTGGTCGCGGTGCAAGTTCTGGATGGGTCGCGGAGCATGGCAATCGTTTCCCGTTAGCCAAGGCCAAGGTGTCTCTGGAGCAGGCCCGTCCGCATTTTGAGACCTGGGTGCAAAAGGCCGATGAACGCTTGCTGGAGATCCTGAAGCAAGAACTTAACTTCGAACTACAGAAATACTTGAAGAGGGTCGGGTAATGGCTGACGAACCTTTTAGCCTGGACCAGCTTTACCGGGCGGTCGAGCAACACCTGGTGCGCCATCTCTCAGGGGTCCAGACGGTAAGTGCCTGGCCGGACATTCAGGATCGCATCGCATTACCGGCGGTCTTTCTGGAGCTGGCCGAGGTCGAGCCCGGTACCGATATCGGCACGGGTGAAACAACATTGGTGTGTAAGTTCGAGGCACGTATCGTTGTTGACCCTATCTATCCTCTGCATCAGCAACAGGCCGTGCATCTGGCTACTCAACTCGCGGTCCTACTCCGGGCTCAGACGTGGGGGCTGGAAGTCGAGCCGGCAGAGTTCGTTCAGGCCCTACAGGACTGGACCCAGCCAGTGTTGGATGGTTACACCGTCTGGCTGGTGGAATGGACGCAGCAGGTGTACCTCGGCCCTGAAGAGTGGCCTTGGCCCGATCAGCCGCCCGGCATGTTGTTGTTTGGCTTCAACAACGACGTCAAAGAAGATTTTGTTCCAGCGGAGGATTTGTGAGCGGCTATGTTGCTGCCCAGCACGACCGCATGCTTGCGGGGGTGGTCAAGGATTGCTTTGTGGTGGCGGTCGATCTGGCTGCCTCCCCTCCGGTATGTCGGGTTTCGGACGGCGAATGGACCAGCGCCTGGGTGCGTTGGCACAGCATCGCCGCCGGCAAGGCCAGGCATTGGAGGGCTCCATCTCTTGGCGAGCAGGGGACATTGGTCAGTGCCAGCGGTGACGTGTCACAAGGGACGTTCATTCCGGGCTTGTATGGCAACGCTGGACCTCCGCCAGATAACCGGGACCATGTGGAAGTATGGCGTTTTGATGATGGCGGCTCGCTGATTTACGACTGGCAGGCCAAGAGCTACAGCATCACCCTGCCAAGCGGTACGGTGACCATCAAAGTCGCCAGTACAGAGGTGGTCGTGACGGACAGCGCCGTGAACGTGACCACCGGCAACATCAATTTGAAAGCGGCGGTGATGATCGACGGGGCGTTACACGTCACGAAAGGCATTACCAGTGCTGGTGCGATCATCGACGCCGGTGGCAACAGCAATCACCACACGCATTAATTTTCATCCTGCATACAGCCCGCCCAGTGCGGGCTTTTTCATATCTGGAGTCTGCCTTATGAGTAAGTCTAGAACCGATGGCGATTCTGCCGAAGCCACTGTGGTTCCGGGGTTGAAGCCGGCGCCGTTGGGTTTTCCCGTTACTGCTGACGCGGTTGAGTCCATCGGACCAGCGCGTGTTTTTCGCGACAAGGTTTTCACCTCGCGGACATTGATCCTACCCGGCGGCGGGACGCTTCCTGTTGTTGCTGGTCGAGTTACCGCATGTGGTGATGATCAATTTGCGTTCTTGAAAACGCATCCAGATCTGGAGCAATTGAAGGAGTAATCACAATGATCGGAATGGATCGCCACACCGGCCAACCCATTTCCGGCATCGCACACTTGCGGCAATCGGTACCAGACATTTTGGGCACGCCGTTGGGCAGCCGGCGGCATCGGATGGATTACGGCAGCAAGCTCCGGCGATTTGTTGACTTACCCGTTACTGATGGCTGGAAAAGCGCCGTACAGGCGGAAGTCGCCCGTGCACTGGGGCGCTGGGAACCGCGTTTGAAGCTGGATCAAGTGCGCGTCATTTCCGTTATCAACGGGCAAATTAACCTGAAGATCGTCGGGCAGTACCTGGGCGACAGCGTCACGCTGGAGGTGGCCGTATGAGTATCGTGGATCTGCCGTCGTTACCGGCGCCGACCGTGTTAGAGCCCCTGGACTTCGAAGAGGTTTTTCAGGAGGGGCTGGGCGTCTTTCGCGGATACATGGGCGGTAACTGGACTGCTGCGCTGGAGAGCGATCCGGTGCTTAAGGTGCTGGAGGTTGGCGCTTACATCAAGGTCGGCAACCGCGCCCGAGTGAATGACGCCGGCAAAGCGGTATTGTTGGCGCACGCCATACGCGGTGACCTTGATCACCTGGGGGCCAACGTCAACCTCAAGCGCCTGGTCATTCAAGTGGAGGACCTGTTGGCCTTTCCGCCGGTTCCCGAAGTCAAAGAGGACGACGATGCGTTCCGAGAGCGCATCCAGTTGGCCTATGAGGGACTGACCACGGCCGGCCCGCGTAACAGCTACATCCTGCATGCGCGTAACGCCTCGGGGCTGGTGGCAGATGCCACCGCCGAAAGCCCGGCGCCTTGTTACGTGACTGTAACGGTGCTGGGATTGGACGGGGAGGGGGAGGCATCACCAGAGCTGCTCGCAACGGTGGCAACTGCGCTGAATGACGACGATGTGCGGCCGGTGGGGGATAGGGTAACGGTTCAGAGCGCCCAGGTGATTCGGTACCAAATTCAAGCGATCCTGCACATGACCAGCGCTGGCCCAGAAGCTGATGCCAGTTTAGCCGAGGCAAAAAGTCGATTGGCTGCATGGATCAATCCGCGCAAGCGGCTCGGCATTGAAGTAGCACGCTCCGGCGTAGACGCTCAGTTACACGTAGCCGGCGTTTCTCGGGTTGAGTTGGTCGGCTGGCAGGATCTGGCCCCGACCAAGGCTCAAGCGGCGTTCTGTACCGGCTACACCGTGGCGCTGGCGGGCTGATATGAAAAGCCTATTGCCGATCAACAGCACGCAACTGGAACGCGCGATGGAGGCATCGTTTTTCGAGAAAACAGTTGTCCCGTTGCGCGATCTCTACAACGCCGATACCTGCCCGGTCCACCTATTGCCGCACCTGGCGTGGGCGTGGTCTGTCGACCGCTGGGACTACCGATGGACCGAGTCAACCAAGCGCGCCGCTATCAAGGCTTCTTATTACATTCATGCCCACAAAGGCACCATCGGCGCGTTACGTCGTGTGGTCGAACCTCTGGGCTATCTGATCGAGATAATCGAGTGGTTCAACATGAGGCCCGAAGGGGTCCCTGGCACCTTTGCTTTAAAGGTCGGGGTGCTGGACACCGGTATCACTGAGGAAATGTATCAGGAGCTGGAGCGACTGATTGATGACGCCAAGCCGGTTAGCCGGCATCTAACCGGGCTGGCTATCAGCCTAGAAACCACCGGCTCTATAAACGTCTTCGCAAGTGCTTATGACGGCGATGAAATTGATGTTTATCCGCCTGTACTCCGGGATATCGAGACAACCGGCGTTATCGGTGGTGGTGGTCGCGAACACAGCATAGATGAGCTTGAGGTTTATCCGCTGACACCTTCCTTTATCTCGGTTGATTGCTATGTCGGCGTTCCTGGCCGCGAACATTCCATAGACCTTTTGGACGTATATCCATGATTGATGCCAATTCGCAGTTCTTCGCCATCCTGACGGCCGTGGGGGAGGCCAAGCAAGTCAAAGCTGATGCAGGGTTGATGACTTGGAAACTAACCCACATGGCCGTGGGCGATGCCAATAACACTGATCCAATACCGGATCGCTTGCAGAAGGCGTTGATTAATGAACGCCGGCGTGCGCCGCTGAACATGCTGGGCCCTGACGGGGCTAACCCCGGCATTCTTGTGGCCGAGCAGATTATCCCGTCAGATGAAGGCGGTTTCTGGATTCGTGAGCTTGGGCTGTTCGACTCAGACGGGGATCTGGTGGCGGTGGCAAACTGCGCGCCAAGCTTCAAGCCGAAGCTTTCCCAGGGCGCCGGCCGGACGCAAACCGTCCGCATGAACTTCATCGTCAAGAGTTCCACGAACGTGGTGCTGAATATCGATCCTTCGGTCGTGACGGCGACGCGCCGCTACGTGGACGAATCCATTGCCGGCGCTATCAACAAAATGGACTTTAAGCAGTCGGTGTTGATCGCAACTACTGGTCCCGTGGTGCTAGCAGGCGTTCAAGAAATCGACGGGTTCGCAGTGCCGGCGGGCTCCCGGGTGCTGGTTAAAGATCAAGTTCAGGCCAAGGACAACGGACTGTATCTCGTAGGCGCTGATGCTTGGGTACGTACGGTTGATGCCGACAGTAGCGACAAAGTATCGCCGGGCCTGATGGTGACGGTAGAGCGGGGCGCTGCAAACGCTGACACCACCTGGCAACTGATCACTGATGGCCCGATTGCCCTGGGAGCCTCACCTCTGATCTTTCAATGGGCTGCAGGGCTAAACGTTCCAACGCCTGCAGTTGATGACAGGTCGAAACGCAGTGCCAATACCGAATCGGTGCGGGCTCAGATTGAAAGCTCCAAGCAGGTATTTCCTGTACATGTCTTCCGAAAAAATCGGCTGATCAATGGCGCCTTTCAGATTTGGCAGCGAGGCAAGTCCGGCGTCGTTGGGAAAGCCAACGGTGACCCCGAAAGCGCGTTCGGCCCGGACCGCTGGATGATTTACAGCCCAAAAAACGCTACCTGCAATTGGAGCCAGCTGCCGCTCGAGCAGGACGCCAATATCAACGAGGCAAAGTTTGCCTTGAGACTTTCGCGCCAGGGTGAAGGCCAGGGCTGGAACCTCAGTCAGCGTATCGAGAACGTCGAAACACTGGCCGGCGGGAAGGTCACCGTTTCGTTTTATATGAAAACCAGCGTTCCACATACTTGCGCGGTGATTCTTCGCCAGAACTTCGGGGTGAACTCAACCGAGCCGAACGTCGATGTGGGCACCTCAGTGGAGTTGACGACGGTATACAAAAAATACGTCGTGACTCTCGACCTGGGCGGCGTAGTGAACAAGAACAAGGGTGTCGCGAACGACTTTCTGGAAGTTATCTTTGCCAGCTGGGGAACGGGTGCCCACTACACGGACATCACCAATGTTCAGATCGAGTCCGGCAGCGTGGCGACGCCATACGATTACAGGACGCACCAGGAAGAGTACCGCGCATGCTTGCGCTACTTCGAAAAATCCTTCCTGCAGGATCACCCACTTAAGTCGAATAATGGTCCCTCCTCCTGTATCGCGACCTTCACACAGTCCGCAGCAGCGCAGTCCTCACAGTCGGCTCTGCGGATGGACTTCCGGGAAGTGAAACGCGTTGTCCCTACGTTGAAATTGTTTTCACCTGGTGAGAACTCGTCGGAGATCTGGGCACAGTCCTCCGTCAAGCCCTGCACAGCCACGAACATTCAGAGCTTATGGGCAACAGGCTTTTCGCTTTCATGCCTACCGCCTGCCGGGTCCATTCCTGGCTATACCCTGCAAATTGAGTGGACCGCCGAAGCGGAACTTTAAGGTGATGAATATGGATACAACTGATTATAGATTCACCCCAGCCGGCGTCCGGCGGATGACTGACCGCGTCTTCATCCCGGAAGATATGGGCAACAAAGACTGGGTAGCTTACTTGGAGTGGGTGGCCGCTGGCGGCCGAACTTTGCCAGAGAAGACCGCTGAAGAGGCTGCGAATGAAGAGCGGCGCTGGCGAGACCTGGAACTTCAAAGTGTCGCATGGCTGCGTGAGCGTCACCGTGATGAGGTCGAGTTAGGCAGTGCGGCTTCATTGACCACGGATGAGTATGGTGAGCTGCTGGCGTATATGCAGCTGCTGCGCGACTGGCCTCAATCAACAAAATTTCCAGTTCAGAAATACCGACCAAAAAAACCAAGCTGGATCGCGCTACAAGCCCAATAACGCCCCGCACTGTCGGGGCGTTTTGCATTTCGTCACACGTAACACAAACACCCTCCCGGCCTCGCTTATGCGGGGCTTTTTCGTTTCTGGAGCATTAGCTTTATGAGTTTCTTTCACGGCGTTACTACGACTGATATCAAGACGGGCGCGCGCACTATTTCCTTGCCGTCGTCTTCCATCATCGGACTTTGCGACACCTTCACCCCAGGCGGCCTTGGCGGTGGTACAGCCAAGGCCGGCGAGCTTAAGTTGATTACTTCCGAGCGCGAGGCCATTGCTGCCTTCGGCGCCGATTCGGCGATAACCAAGGCCTGTAAAGCGATCTACACGAAGGCCAAGGCGGTGATTGTTGCCATCGGCGTGCCGAAGCTGGAGGACTCGGCGCTGCAAACCTCGGCGATCATTGGCGGCGTTCTGGCCTCGGGCCAGCGTACTGGCCTACAAGCCTTGCTCGATGGCAAAAGCCTGTACAACGCGCAGCCGCGGCTGTTGATTGCGCCAGGTCACACGGCCACTCAGGCGGTCGCTACCGCGCTTGATAGCCTGGCGCAGAAGCTGCGAGCAATCGGCATTCTTGATGGCCCTGGCACCACGGATGAGGCGGCGATGCTTTATGCCGATAACTTTGGCAGTCGCAACCTGTTCATGGTCGATCCGGGCGTTCAGTACTGGGACACCGAATCCAGTAAGACACTTGATGCGCCTGCCTCGGCCTGGGCGGCGGGTTTGTTCGCCTGGACCGATGCTGAATATGGCTTCTGGGCTTCGCCGTCTAACAAAGAGTTCACCGGCATCACTGGTACGACCCGAGCTGTCGAGTACCTGGACGGCGACGAGACGTGCCGGGCCAATCTGCTGAACAACGCCAATATCGCGACGATCATTCGCGACGACGGCTATCGCTTGTGGGGCAACCGTACCTTGTCGAGCGATCCAAAGTGGGCATTCGTCACGCGCGTTCGCACGCTTTTCATCCTCATGGATGCCGTGCAGGCCGGCCACAAATGGGCTGTGGACCGATCCATCACCAAGACGTACGTCAAGGACGTGACTGATGGCCTGGACGCTTTCATGCGCGATCTCAAAGCCCAGGGCGCGATTATCAATTTTGAGGTGTTCCCGGACACCGAGCTGAACACTGCCAACCAGATCGCTCAGGGCAAAGTTTATTGGCGCATCCGTTTCACCGACGTGCCGCCGGCAGAAAACCCGAATTTCCTTTTCGAAGTCACCGATCAGTGGATGACCGAAGTTCTTGAAGCAGCCTAAGGGGCCTAGTCAATGATTCCTCAAACCTTGTTTAACACGAACCTTTTTGTCGACGGTGTGAACTTCGCTGGCGACGTGCCGAGCCTTACGCTGCCCAAGCTGACCACCAAGACTGACGAGTATCGCGCCGGTGGTATGGCCGGTGCGATTGAGATGGACCAAGGCCTGGAAAAAATGGAGGCGTCCTTTGTTACCAAGGGCGTGCGCCGTGAGTCGTTGAAGTACTTCGGTCTGGCCGATGGCACCGCTTTCAACGCCACGTTCCGGGGTGCCTTCAAGGGGCAGAAAGGCGCTGTCACGGCCGTTGTCGCTACCCTGCGCGGTCGCCTCAAGGAGCTCGACCTGGGGGACTGGAAAGCCGGTGACCCTGCTGAGATCAAGCACGCCGTGGCGGTCGCTTATTACAAGCTCGAAATCGACGGGCGCCTCATGTACGAAATCGACATGGTCGCTGGTGTTCAGGTGATCGACGGCAAAGACCAACTCCTGGAAGTGCGCACCGCACTTGGCATGTAAGGGAATAGATCCAAATGAATAAAGTAACGCTTGAAGAAGTACCTGCCTGGCTATCTCTAAGTGCGCTCGCAGCAGTCGTGACGCTCACGCGCCCAAGCAATGCCAATGGCGTGCAGGTAGAGACATTAACCTTGCGAGCTCCGGTCGTGCGTGAAGTTCGGGCGGCCGACCGTGCCTCGAACAGCGATGAAGTACAGCGTGAGTTGATGTTGTTCGCGGGCTTGGTAGAGGTGGGCATCAAAGATCTTGAAGACCTCAAGCTAGCGGACTATCGCCGTGTTCAGGCCGCATATTCATACATGGTTCCCGATACCGACTATTCGGATTCAATCCCTCCGTGGCTGTCGGTTAACACTGATCGGGCCTTGGTCACACTGACCTGTCCGAGCGTAATCAATGGCGTGTCGGTCGATACATTGGCCCTGCGCTCCCCGACAGTGCGTGACGTGCGCACTGCCAATCGTGACGCGGGTGGGGATGACGAACAGCGGGAGCTGATCTTATTGGCTGCGCTTGCGGGTGCGCCTGTCGCGGATCTGGAGGGCCTGAAGCTAGCGGATTTTAACCGCCTGCAGGCTGGCTATTTTCGAATGGACCAAGAAGACGGGGTTTAACCCTCACGTCATAAAAATGGCCGCGAAACGTCTGGCGGTGGAAACGGGATTTTCCGCTGCTGAGATTCTGTCGATGCCGTTCGCGGAAATGGTGTGGTGGCTCACGGACTGAGCCGCCTTCGGTAAGGCTATGCAAATGAGGGCCGTGACATGGCGAACAAGATCGCCCTCGGGCTGTTGATCGGCGGCGCCGTCAGTTCGACTGTCGGTGCTGCGTTTAAAGATGTAACGGGGCGCATCAAGCGCCTTGAGGCGGAAGGCAATAAAGCGCGTGTTCTGCAGCGCACTATCGGCGACACCATTCGATTGCGTGATGAATGGAAGAAAGCCCATGACAGCGGCTCTGAGGGAGCCTCCAAGCTGCTGGGGCGATTGAACTCCAATCTCGACAGTTTGAAAAAGCAGGGCATCGAGGTCGGCCGGCTGGAAAAGGCCTATCGCTCAATGGGACAGACCGCCAACAAAGCCGAGCTAAAGGCCCGAGGGCATCAGCAACTGGATGCTGGTAAGAACGGCATGAAAAGCACTGTCGGTGCCGCTGTCGTCGGTGTCGGCATGCTGGCTGTTCCGACAAAGGTCAGCGCGGATTTTGGGGCCATTGTTCGGGACATCGCGATCAAGGCCGGCATTGCTAACAAACCGCAAGAACAGGAGATGTCTCGCAAGATCATCGATACCTCGCTCGACACTGGCATGGCGCGTAACGACGTGGCCGACGTGGTCAACCAGTTGGTCGGCGCGGGTATGGATTTGAGCAAGGCCCTGGAGTACGCGCCGGTTGCGGCCAAGTTTGTCGTAGGTCAAGGCTCAAGCGGTGTCGATACCGCGAAGATGATCAACGCCCTGGGGCAGAACGCCAAGATTACTGATCCAAAGCAGATGCAGCAGGCTCTGGAGGCTATCGCCTTCCAAGGGCAGGCTGGTAGCTTTGAGGCGGCCGACATGGCCAAGTGGTTCCCCGAACTGTTGGCGAATATGGGCAGCCTCGGCATTACCGGCATGGATGCGGTGACGCAGATGGGGGCCATGCTGCAAGTGCAGATGAAGTCTGCAGGCGGCGCCGATGAGGCGGCGAACAACCTCAAGAACTGGATGAGCAAAATCGGTTCCGGCGACACCGTCAAGGCGTATGCAAAGGCCGGTATCGACTACAAGGGTTCAATGCAGACCGGTTTGCAAAAGGGGATGTCCACGCTTGAAACCAGCATGTCGCTGGCACAGAAGTACATCCAGGCCACTGATCCGAAGCGCGCGGCGGCAATGGCCCAGGCGACGGCGAAGATAAGTAAGGAATCGGACCCGGAGAAAGCCAAGGCCATGATGGCCTCGCTGGAAGAGTCACTGCGCACCGGTGACCTGTTCGCTGATATGCAGGTAAAGGCTGCACTTTCTGCCTATATGCAAAACAAGGCGCTGTACAGCCAGCTCAAAAACGATTCGCGTGAAGCGACGGGCATCCTCGACAAAAACCTCAGCGAGCGAAGGGAGGCGTCGTCGCAGAAGTGGGCCGAAATGGCTCAGTCGATGGATGACGCCATGCGCAGCGTTGGGGATGCCCTGCGGCCGGTCACAGACACCGTGGCGGAAGGACTGACCAAAGTCACCAGGGTTATTACCTCGCTGTCTGACAGCGCACCAGGTGTGGTGACGGGCATCGCGGCGGTCGGTGGAGGGCTTGTCGCGCTCAAGGGGCTGCTCAGTTCGTTCAAAATCGCTAAAGGTTTGCTCAACGTCGCACGGGGATCGTTGGGTGGCAAACCCGGCGAAGTGCAAAAGGTCTTTGTGACCAACTCCAAGGATGGCTCTGGGGGCGTCGGAAAGGGCGGCGAAGCTAAAGGCAAGACCGGCAAGGCCCTGTCGTTAGTTGAGACTGGGCTCAAGGCAGTAGCCGCTCTCAAGGGTGAATCGACTGATGGGGAGGGAAAGGATGAGAATAAGACCGGCAAGTTAGACATCGTCGCGACTGGCCTAAAAGTGGTTTCGCTAGCTAAAGAAGCGGTATCTGACGATGACGGCGCGAGAGGTGACGATGCTGCGGCGAGTGGCGACGGCGTCCAAAAGGTCTTCGTCGTTAACTTGAGTGCAATGGGGGGACCTGCTGGGGGGCCAGGTGAAGGCCGCCGGCGTGGTCGCGGTTCAAGACGTAATATCCCGCGACGTCGGCCGACCTCGCTGCGTGCTCGGGTGCCGGCGCCGCGTCCGCTTGTATCCCGGCCAGCCATACCGGCTCCGCGTCCGCCGCTGCCACGGCCTGCAGCACCGGTTTCGCGCCCTGCGGTTCCACGGTCTGCAGCTCTGGTCCCGCGTTCGCCGGTACCACTGCCTGCCGCACCGGTCCCGCGTTCGCCGGTACCACTGCCTGCCGCACCGGTCCCGCGTCAGCCGTTACCACTGCCTGCCGCACCGGTTCCGCGTCCGCCGCTGCCACGGCCTGCAACAATGGCTCTACGTTCACCGGTACCACTGCCTGCAGCACCGGTCCCGCGTCCGCCTATCCCACCAGTTTCTATTCCAAGCGGGGCGATAGCGAAACTGGGCGGGGTTGTGCAAGCGGTCGGTAAGATCGGAAAAGCCGCCAAGGCAATACCTGGTGGCTCGCTCATCGAGGCCGGCGCCATGGCCTTTGACACCTATGAGAATGCCAAGACCAAGGACGAAAAGGCCGAGGGTTATGGCGCTGCCGCTGGCAATCTTGCGGGCACTATGGCCGGTGCAGCTGCAGGGGCAGCTATTGGCTCGGTGGTGCCTATCATCGGCACTGCTATTGGTGGGCTGGTAGGCGCTTACTTAGGCAGCATGGGTGGTTCGGCGCTGGGCGGTGCTGCAGGTAAGTCGTGGTTCGGAGGGGAGGACGAAAAGCCCGCGCTGCCGGTTACGCCTTTGTTGATGGCGCCTCGGCCGGGCCCAGCCATTCCAAGCTTGGCCGCCATGGGCAAGTCATTCAACCGGGCGGACGGTTCGGGTGCATTGCTGATGGCGACTGCACCGCAAGCGCCGGTCCTGGGTGATGTAGCGCGTTCTTTAGCCGTGTCAGCGCCGACCAAGCCAGCGGCTGTAGCGATCCAGCCCAAAGAGCCGGAAAAGCCTGTCCCGGCCAAAGTGGATCAGCAGTTTCAGTATTCGCTGAATATGCCGGTTACGGTGCAAGGGGATGTGAAAGACCCGCAACGCTTGGCGCAAGACCTCATGCCGCACATGCGGTTAATGATGGCTGATGCGGCGAAGCAAAACGCCGCGAAGCTGTACGACGAACCGCACCTGTAAGGAGGACCTATGGCTTATATGGAACAGATGCAGTCGGGCTTCAAGTACCTGATTGAAGCCGGGGAGGCTGGTAGACGTAGTGCTGAGGGCATGCTTGGGCCCGTCAACGGTGCAATAAGGGAGATAACGGGTGCAGCGGCCGAGCTGGAAAATATCCCGTTCGTGGGGCCTGCTGTCGGTGCCAAGCTCCAGCGGGTGATGCGCGGCGTGGATGCGGCACAGGCCAAGGCCGGCCAGGTGCTGGCTGTGTACAGTCGCGCGACACGGGGCGCCGCCGAAGTGCAGGATCGAATGGGGGCGCTGAAGGAGCAGGCGGGAAAAGCAGCGACGGCGATCAACAAGGTCGCCGGAAAAGTCAGCCCGTCGTTGGCAAACATCGTGCCCACTAGCGCATTTGCCGTGGATGCCACACCGGCGCCTGAAGCGGTGAAGCCATTTCCGCACCTGCTGATCATCCAGCCCAGGGATCCCAAAATTCAGCCGTACTACTTCAACTTGGATACAGCGGCGTTCGACGAATTGAGTCGCTCGACCGAATTCCGCTGGGCGTCACAGGAGCGACTATCGCGGCGACCGGCGCAGCAGGCCGTGGGCATGGGCGATGAAAAGCTCACACTCAAAGGTACGATTTACCCAGGCTTCAAAGGGGGGCTCAAGCAGCTTGACACATTGCGCACCATTGGCGGCCGGCTACAGCCCCTGACTCTGACCACCGGCTATGGAGAGGTGATCGGCACCTGGTGCCTGAAGTCCATCAACGAGGAACAGGGCGCGCTGCTGCACGGCGGTATTCCGCGTAAACAAGTATTCACTCTGGAGTTCACGCGCTATGGCGACGACATGCAGAACGTCTGACGGGGACATGCTCGATGTCATATGCAATAACGTTTATGGGCATTTGAACGGCAGCGTCGAGGCGGTGCTGGATGCCAATCAGGGGCTGGCAGACGAGGCCCAGCCTTTCCGCGCTGGTGTGGTGATCGTGCTACCGGACCTGCCAGTCCCGACTGAGGAAGGGATTAGCTTGTGGGACTGACTCCGTGCGGCCCGTTGCGTTAAGCGTAAGAAACTTTGTATTCAGCCCGCCCTGTGCGGGTTTTTCTTTGGAAAAAAACCATGACTCCCACTTTTCGTATCGTTGCTGACGGTGCCGATATTACATCCAAGATCAATGATCGATTGTTGTTGCTTAGGACTTCTGACAAGCCGGGTATGGAGTCCGACGAGTTTGAATTGCGTATCGATGACCGTGACGGCCAGGTGCAGTTGCCCCGGCGCGGTAGCTCAATCGAGATTCACCTGGGCTATGCCGAAACGTCTTTGATGCGCTTAGGGCTTTACGCGGTCGACACGGTCGAAGTTTCCGGCCCGCCGGACACAATCGTGATCAAGGGCAAGGCCAGCGATATGCGCGGCAGTGGCAAAACTGTCCGCAGCGGAAGCTGGGAGGACGTGCCGCTGTCGAAGATCGTGGCAGACATCGCGGCGCGCAATGGTTGGCAGGCAGGCTGCCCGGTGGCGACGAAGGTCGCTCGTGTGGATCAGCTCAATGAGTCCGACTTTAATTTCATCACGCGCCTGGCTAAGCAATACGACTGCACGGCCAAGGTCGCAGATGGCAAATTGTTGGTGATGCCACGCCAGGGAGGGCAGACAGCCAGCGGCAAAACGTTTGGGGCGATCACGTTGACCCGCAGCGATCTCAGTCGCTGGCAGTTCAGCTTAGGGGATCGCAATTCGCACAAGGCCGTGGCGACTAAGCATCAGAACAAAAAGGATGGCAAGTTGGTGGTGGTCACCATCGACAACGATGATGCGCCGGACGGCTTGCCGGCGGTGCACACAGATCGGCATATCTATCCGAACAAGACCGCTGCTGAGTCAGCAGCCAAAGCACGGTTAGCGGCATTCAATCGCTCGACCGCCGCCGTGAGTTTCGAGATGCCAGGCCGGACTGACATTTTTGCAGAGCGCCTGATCGACGCTCAGGGTTTCAAGGTCGGGCTGGATGGCGAATACCTGGCGGATTCGGTGGAGCAGGTATTTACCCAATCTGGCTGGTCGACCACGGTCGAGTGCAATGCCGGCAAGAAAGGCAAATCCAAGGGTAAGAAAAAGAAAGAAACGAAGCCGCTCAAGGTCGTGAGCGTCGAGAAGCTGTAATGCAAACCATCGCCGCCTAAGTGCGGTATTTTTTTGTCCGGAGTTTTTATGACCATCACTGAACAACAGCTACAACGCATCATGCCAAACGCCCGCCGCCAAGCGGGCGTTTTTGTATCTGCCCTGAACGCGGCAATGGCGCATCGGCAGATCAATACAGCGAAACGCCAGGCTGCTTTCCTGGCGCAGCTTGGTCACGAGTCTGGTCAGCTGCAATACGTCCGCGAACTGGGCGGGGATCAATACCTGAGTAAATACGATACCGGCACTCTGGCTGCCAAGCTTGGTAATACCCCGGCTGCAGATGGTGATGGTCAACGCTATCGTGGCCGAGGGCTGATCCAGATTACCGGGCACGATAACTACCTGCGCTGCAGTCTGGCACTGTTCGGCGATGAGCGATTGTTGCGCACCCCCGAGCTGCTCGAGCAGCCGCAATGGGCTGCAGAGTCGGCGGCGTGGTTCTGGTCGGTGAATGGGCTGAATGCGCTCGCGGATCAGGATCAGTTCAATACCATCACCCGCCGGATCAATGGGGGGCTCAATGGTCTGGAGGATCGGCTGCAGCTATGGGCCAGGGCGAGGGCGGTGTTATGCGTCTCTTCGATCTGATCCCCGCGCAGTTCCGTATCGCCGCTATCGGCTCGATGTTAGTGGTGGTGGTCGCAGGATCTGCAGCATTGGCCTGGACTGCTCAGGACTGGCGTTATGGCCGCGTGCTGGAGCGACAAGCCCGGCTGCAGGCGGACACCCTCAATGAAATATCCCAAGCGTCTGCTGCTCTGCAGCGTACCGAGCAGGACAAACGCCTTGCTCTGGAGCTCCGCCTGCATAACAAAGACGAAACCCACTACAAGGAATTGACCGATGAGCAAACCAAGCAGGCTCGCCTTCGTGATCGCCTGGCTACTGCTGATCTGCGGCTGTCAGTCGTACTCGCCGCCACCGAAACCACCGGCAGCTGTTCAGTGCCAACCACCACCGCCACCGGCCGTGTGGTTCATGGCACCGCAAGAGCCCAACTTGACCCAGCGCATGCTCAACGAATTATCGGCATCACCGATGCCGGCGACCAAGGATTGATCGCTCTGCGGGCCTGTCAGGCTTACGCAAAAGAAGTTTCTACACCGAAGTAAAAGGAGCGGCCGGGCAGGATGCGTCAACATCCAACCCGGCCACCTTCCCCGCAGATCGTCCCTGCAAGTCCAGCCAAGGCTCCTGCTTCGTGCACAAAGCGGAGCGAGCCTAGCACTGTTTATCCATACAGCAAAGGTCTTGCTTTTTTATGTCTACACCCATCATCCCTTGGATGGGCGGCAAACGCCGCCTGGCCGACCGCCTTATCCCGCTCTTCCCGCCACACGAATGCTACGTTGAAGTCTTTGCCGGCGGTGCCGCGCTCTACTTCATGCGCCCCCAGGCAGCACCGGTTGAAGTCCTCAACGACATCAACGGTGACCTGGTGACGCTGTACCGCGTCGTGCAGAACCACCTGGAAGAATTTGTGCGCCAGTTCAAATGGGCGCTCAGTTCTCGCCAGGTGTTCGAGTGGCAGAAGATGACCCGCCCGGAAACTCTCACCGACATCCAGCGCGCAGCCCGGTTCTTCTACCTGCAGCACCATGCCTTTGCTGGCAAGGTGACGGGGCAGACGTTTGGTACCGCGACCACTGGCCCGGCCATCAACTTGCTGCGGATCGAAGAGAACCTGTCTGCAGCTTGGCAACGGCTGTCTGGCACCTATGTCGAAAACCTGGGCTGGCTTGAATGCGCAGAGCGGTACGACCGGCCGCACACCTTCCATTACATGGACCCGCCTTACTGGCAGACCGCCGGCTATGGCGTGGACTTTCCGTTTGAGAACTATGAGCGGATGGCCGACTTCATGCGGCGGTGCAAGGGCAAGGTGATGGTCAGCATCAATGACCACCCTGATATCCGACGGGTGTTTGAGGGGTTTCACTTTGAAACTGTGGACGTTCGGTATAGCACCGCTAATCAGAGGCAGGGGAAGGCCGAGGTCAGCGGAGAGCTGGTGATCATGAATTGGGAGCCAGCGGCATTGGGTGGGCTGTTCTAGGGCTCTGGCCAAATCAAGCCTGCTTCCTTGTTTCTCACGTTGCCCCCGGCGGTGCTGACCTTGAACCATTCAAAGGCCCCGGCCGGCTCGCCCTGGTGCAGCACCATCTGCTCGGCACGCTCTTTTGGCGTGGCCGGGCTCAACTATTCTCGGGCCAGGTCCGGCGTCAGTACCACCAGCCGCCGGTCGTGGATGTCCACCATGCCGCCGGCACTGTCACCCGCAGCGCACTAGGTCGGCGTGCTGATGGAGCGGGGCAACCTGCATTGAAGATGCGATGCTGTAGCGCCAATCTGACATTCCACTACTTTTTGTTGTACCGTTTTATCAGAAGTCGTGGCAAGTATATAAAGCAGCCATACGAAAATAGAGTCATTCCATATAAAACAAAGAGCCATCCCGACGAAAAGAGCCCATAAGAAAGTACGTTCGCGCCAAGATATCGCCACCTTCTGCTCTGCTCTCCTAAATCCACCGAGCTAAAATAATTTATATGTACTATGAAAAATATGAAGCTAAGCATGACCACTGCTGAGAATATAAATTTTACAATAGTATGATCTTTGTATTGTTCAGGATCCATGACAAGTCCGTGATAGACTTTTACAAAAAAAACTAATGCGAGTACAGGGCCAACAACACTTATGTAGTTAGCCGCGACTTTTGAACTGAACGGGAATTTTGACGACCAATAGCCAACCTGTCCGAGCAAATGACTATCCAAGAAATCGTTTATTTTTAGATAAAATTCAGAGTCAGGATAAGCAGGTAGCAAAAAAACGATTAGAAAAATGGGCAGCAGGGTTGCTATTACAAAAAAATAGGGGATGGGTATGATTTGTTTTGGTGTTTCAATTTTCATATGGATGTGCCTTTTAATAATCTTGCAGCCTTACTCAATAACCTGGCCGGAAAAGTCCGCCCAGGTTGTTGTTGGCTAATTTAAGAAAAAATTGTTTATCTCATCAACTTTTTCAGCGTCTATGTAAGAGGCAGCTGCGGCCATCGCTATCGATACTATAATAATACCAGCAGTAGCGGAAGCAAAAGCAGGAAGAGCAAACGCTACACCAACTGCCAATACAGCTCCGGCGCCAGCCCCAATTGCCATTGCCTCAAGTTCAAGCATGAGTGGTTTCCAATCGCCAGTTTGATAGCCAGAGATAACTTTTTCACCAACGGTTTCAGCTTGAACAATTTTACCAACAACGCCAAATCCTTTCCCTAGACGTTTAATATTGTCTGCAAGGGTTGCCTTGTCCAGTGCATTCAGTGCGTCAACGACAGCCTGAGTGTCTTGAGCATTCAACCTGATATTAGGATTGGCACTCACTCTCTCGAAGGTTGCCAAAGCTTCTGCATAGCTTCTGACTTTTTTACCGGATACTCCAGCTTGGAGGTCTTGAGCAATTTTGCTCATGTTTGCCCCGTATTTTTCGAGAATTCGCTCGTTGGTGTCGGCAACGAAGCTCACTGCATCTTTATAGGCCGCCGCTTCTGCTGCCGCTGCTTGTCGTGCTTGCTCAGCAGCAATCTCATCTGGTGTCAGCTGCTTTCCAATCGATACAGGGGTATCACCTTTGACTACGATCTCAAAGGGGGTAGCGTTCAGGTTTTGCACTACGTACTGAAGCTGAGTTGCTGCTGCTTCACCCACTGCGCTTTTGAGATTTTCGGGAATGGTGTTGTAAGTGATGTTTCCCGCAGAAATTTTCCCATCAAACTGATAGTTCCCTACGGCGTCTTTATTGACAGTTCCTTCAACCTTGAAGCTGGTATTCTCAATCCACGTTAACAGTTGCCAATCACTTACTGATCCGACAGCAGGAATGCTTTCCACAACAATTGGAGTAACTGTGCCCACCGGAGCGGCTGCTAAGGCTGCATCCAAGAGGGGGCTAGAAAAATTTGACGAATTTAATCCAAAGTTGGCGATGGATGTTTCTGCTGCTGCTCCGTGTCCATATACAAAATGCCCAAATGCAGCAACTGGTGTCAGTTGGTTACCTGTCAGTCCAGGACACGCTGAAACGCCGTTCGTGAGGTAGGCGTAATTAGTGCTTGCGTAATAAAGTGCACCATTGACGTCATTTCCCGGGTGCAGAAATATGTAGTAGTCCGCATAGGGAACAACTTGCAGATCGTACGTGAAACCCGGCGCAACGTTACCATCCTGGCTCCAACCTAGCTGCTCATTGGCGAGCTTAATAAGCATCTCTCGCCACAACCCCTGCGCATAGTAGGGGTTTCGTGATTGTTGTTGCATTAGAAAAATAACAGCTGGGCTAGGCGCAGGGTTAGGCAATCCATTTGTATTTACGTCTGGGTAGCCAGGTTCAGAAGCAGTGATGTTTATTGGGGGAAGCGTTATGTCGACCATGATTTTATATCCTTATCCATCCACGTAATTAACAGTTTTGTCCCTAAAAAGGACGATGCCCTTTGTTAGCGTGACTCATGTTCGACCGCATCTGGCCTTACGGCGGGTTTGGGCCGTAGTGAGCATGAGCGTCACAAAAACTGTATACCCATACAGCTTAACCCATCAATCGAAATATGCATTTATGCATAAGAAGTCGACAGACGGTTTTGATTCGCATTTACCACAATCTTGGGATGGTTGTAGGGGTGGAAGGTTCAATGGAGCCTCAGCTACCAGGCATTGCAAGGAAGCAAACCCTACGAGGAGTGCTGACGGAAGCGCACTACCTACTAAGAACTCCAGCTGCCTGAAAAAGAGAGCACCTCATCAGGCCAACTCATGGAGCTGTTTGGGTATCAGGATGTCGATTGGTTGAAAGTACGGCGCTGCGCAAAGTTATATAGGCAATCGCCGGGCTTGCGGCTAGCCAGCTTGACTCTCAGTCGCGAAGTTGCCGCTTTCGCCCCGCCCTTCGCTACTGGCAGTCGTCGGCGAGGAGCAGTCGTTCATAGGAGGAACACACAGCTTTCGCGAAATCAATGCAGCTTTAATCAGCCCAGCCCATTTGCAGATGTGTCCCGCATAGATCAGACTTGCTCGCCCATCCACTTTCCGCATTCCGAAATGTCTGACATATGGCCAAACCCCACCTTGCCCGGCGTCATGCTAAGACGGTGGCGTCAGTTACACAGGGTCAAACAGTCTGATGCGGCGGAGTTATTCAGCGTCACCCAATCGACCATCTCACGTTGGGAGAGTGGCGCACTGGCGTTGGATCCCCTCGCACATATAAAGCTTGAGAAATTATTGGCCGCTCGCCTTTCTACAGCCGCAGATCAAGCGCTGGGCCGAATGGTGCGTGAAAGCTCGCGTCCCGTTCATCTCATTTGCGATTTGACGCACCGTTTGCTTGCCTGCTCACCTTCGCGAGCAGCCCAGTTCGCGACTCCTGTTAGCGAGCTGTTAGGACGCTCACTATGGCGCTTCGCGACACCAAATATCCTTAGCAAGGAAGTTGACCTAGATAAATTGGGTTGGCGGGAAGCTTTCGCACCACCTGCACTGGAATTTCTAACAGGTAACAATGATTCGCCCATCGTTCCGATTAGCCAAAGCCTATGTCGCTGGACACGTATCGCTCTTTCGGACGGAACAACGGCACGCCTGGTTGAGTCGCTCTGACTGCGTAGTCATGCATATTTTATGCGTGGACGCTGAGCGCCTTGAGATTTAGTCTGGTCTGAACAAGGTGAGCAATACTTTACTCGCCGAATGAATCAGGGGTGTTCATGGACATCGGAAAAATAAAAGGGCGCCTTGAGTTTCTACGCGAGACGGAAAAGCTCAAAGATGTACTCAGAAGCGCACACACTTCTTCAGGGCGTACGGAAAGCACGGCAGAGCATAGCTGGCGTCTTTGCCTGATGGCCGTTGTCTTCAGCGATTATCTGACGGGACTCGATAAGCTGAAAATGCTCAAGATGTGTCTTATCCACGACTTGGGAGAGGCCATCAGCGGAGACATTCCCGCCGTCAATAAAAATTCGTTTCCCAATAAGAGCGAGCAAGAGAGATGCGATCTCGTGCTCTTGACCAGAGCCCTGGATGAATCTTTAAGAACCGAGATATTGGCACTTTGGGATGACTACGAAAGTGCGTTGTCGCCCGAGGCAGTAGCCGTCAAGGCGCTAGACAAGCTGGAAACAATGCTCCAGCACAATCAGGGCAAGAACCCACCTGACTTCGATTACGAATTCAATCTTGCCTATGGCAAAAAATACACAGATGCCGCCCCTCTCTTCGAGACGCTTCGTAATATCATTGACCAGGAAACCAAAGAGAACATGCGTGCAAAACCGAAGTGAATCAGCAGCAACCTTGCTGGGCATGCGTTTCAACTGACTTTGCACGCCGAACACCGTGGACTCTTGCTAGGGTATTCGTGGAGCGTCCGATTCTGGTCGAACGCTGCCAGTCAGGGATGGCAGCTAGTCGCCGGAAGCAGCGCGTCAGAATAATTCATATTCCCCATCGTTCGGCTTCCCTGAGGCTGTCCTGAATCCCGTCAGGGAGCCAGCCTGCAATCCCTAGTCGATGTCCCTTCTTCGTAACCTGGCCAAGCCCTGCTTAATATATCCTGCATTTTCACCAGTCGTCTCCAGCGCTCCTCGGACGTTTTGACCAACCTCTACTGAATCCGTCTGCTCGATCCGCAGTGTTAACTCCATCAAGGCCGCCTCCAGAGCCAACTGGTTGTCGTAGATCCTCTCCAGCACATCTGACAGCGAATAATCATTTGGCATGGCATCGGCTACCTCGAGAAAAGCACAAGCATAGTACCGGCACAGTGTCCGTGTTAGGCAGTAATTACGACTTGCTTAGAAATTGCTACAAGGCAAAGAAGGTACAGCGGGTTAGCCAAGTTGGCCGGTGCGTTTGAGGAGGGTTAGGCCCAATCCATCATCGGACTGACTGGGCAAGCGGGATTCAGCGGGCCCTCGTGGGGCATAAATGGGGCAAACAGTATGCCAATCTATGCCAATCCATGCTAAATATGCATTTGTGCAACCTGCCGTGAAAGAGCGTCACAGCCCGCAAACACGGGGCTATCCCCCAACACCCGCACATACTCCTACACAATCGGGGTGTGCTTTGTCAGAGACCATTGGTTCGTAGCTTCGCTAGGCCCTGCTTGATGAAGCCGGCGTTTTCACCGATCACGAATAGAGCACCACGTACGTTATTACCAGCGTCACTCAATCCGTGCTTCTCCCTCTCGAGAGTCAACTCCATCAGGGCCTCTTCCAATGCGAGCTGATTCTCGCACATCCTTTCAAGTAAATCTGAGAGTGAATATTTCCCTGACATATTTTCAGCCTCATCGAAAATAGCTAAGCATAGCAGTGGTCTATTCAATTGGTGCTCTCTTGAAATTGCTTCAGCACTGTGGAATAAAATCCGCAGAAATAAACTTCGATGTTACGAGCAGGCTGCGTATAGAATCAATGAGCACAGGGTATATGGGGGGGCGCGCAAGGGAAGGAAAAAGTCAGTTATCCCACCCTTGCACGATGCATGGAATTATGCGCTTATGGGTTGAGCCACATTCTATCAGGAGCGCAAATAATTCGAGCATCCAGGTAGGCCATGTCCATAGTTAGAATGGTTCTGACCATGTACTTATTTCTGCCAATGTCTTTTTCTGCAACCAAAGCTACATCTGCTTCATTGTCGTCGGTAATGCTTAATGGTAAGAGCAATTGAACGCGCTCATTGTACCAGTGCGGAACTGCCAGTTTATAGTTTCGCTTTAAACGTTCCTTAAGTTGTTTAACTGCCCCGTCTACTGCGTTCTTTGCAAGTGCCGAGTTGCCTTGCAATACCTCTGGAAGGCGTTCAACATTATCGGTGAGGATGTGCTTAAAGTCTATTTCTAGATCTAGTCTATGGTCAAACACTAACTCACTTGGATTGTCAATGTATGTGGCAATGTCTGGCAAAGGCTCAAAGTCTCTAACCTTGTCGGAATATGCGTCAAAGTAACCGAATAGTGACCAGCTCGGTTGACTTCGCTCGGCGGCATTTGGGTTTTTATAAAAGGTGGCAAATAGATCTTTGCCTTCAGGGGTCTGTAAGCCAGTATTTATACAGGCCTTAGATCCGTCGGAAGAAAATTTGATTTTAGACTGCTGTTGAAGACGCAAGAAAGTGTAGTTAAGGTAGCTTGCTATGATTGGGAAGTCTACCCCAGGTTTTTTAAACTCGGGCTTGTCAAAATTCCATTGCTCATTTTTAGCTTTTTCAGCAAGCTTTTGAAATGGTGACTCCCAAGTTTCACCAATGTCTTTTTTCCAACCAAAGTGAGCAAAGATAGTCTTAGGATCTTGATCCTTGTAGCGGCGAAATAGGCTTTCGTACATAAATATCCCTGTTTTATGTTGTAGTGTGATTGAGAGAGTTAATCAATATCAATATCGCTGAATACCTGCATTATACCCATGTAAGTATTTTCCTCCTTCGGTTCTATTAGGGGTTCCCTAGAGAAAAAATCTATCGAGGTACCGTGCTCATCGAATGTGCTGGTAAAAATACATCTTCTATCCTTCGGGTCGGTAACAATTGCAGCGTGGTCGGCTCGTATGATTTCTCTGTTCACCCTTCTGCAAAGTCTTCCCATGATAATGTCACCTTCATTATGGTCACATTTATGGAAGACGGCTCCACAAATAGAACAGTTACCTATTGTTTCCACAAGCCCGGAACTATTGTATATTTTTTGTGGCCTGAAAATCGCGTTTTCAAGTTTTTCTATTCGTTGTTTTATAATGTATATGCCATGAGTTTGCTTAAGCTCTTCTTTTTCTTTGTCTTCCAGATGTCCACTATAGATGTCAATTACCTTGATAGAAATATCAATGTAGTCGTAAGCGTCAATGAGGCTGTGCCACGCCCCTACGTTATCTTGATCTTTAAACTTTTTTAGCATTAAAAAAGTAGAGCGAAGGCAGGAAAGCGCGCATTGCATTAGGAGAAAACAATTTGCCTCGTATTCAACCTCTTTGCTGATAGCTTGGTATTTATACCCCTTGTGGACGCCTATAATCTGATTTAAATCTTCAGCCCTATTAGAAAGAATGTTGCTTGATGTTGTTGGATACATATCATTCAAAAAGCTCTGTACCGTTTTTTCAAAAGCATTGTCTATCTGTTCAAAGGAAAGAGGCGACTTATTATGATCTGTCAT